ATTAGAGTGTTTTGTAAGGGCTACGGCTAGAGAAACAGCGAAACTATATGAATTAGAATACAAGAACGAAACAACCTAGAGAGGGGTGTTTTTATATATCTATTAGGAGGTGGTTCAGTGAGTGAGTAAGTTAACAACAAAACAAGAAATATTTGTCCAACAACTAGTCGCTGGACAATCTCAAAGGCAAGCGTATAGAAAAGCTTTTCCTAGTTCCGAAAAGTGGAAAGATAGCGCTGTTGATAGTAATGCCTCTGCATTGCTCCAAAATGCTAAGGTTTTACAAAGGTATCGAGAGCTATTAAAACAATTCTCAAATATGGCGCTGTGGTCTAGGGAACAAGCGTTTAATGAATATGAGTGGCTCAAGAACAAAGCTAAAGCGAGTATAGAGAGTGAAGGAATAAGGCAAGCTAATTCCAATGCTTTCCTTGCATCGCTAGAAGGCATGAATAATATGTCCTTTAATGATTTAGAGTTAGCAGATAAGAAACTGAAACTTGAAATCGAGAAACTCCAATCGCAAATTGAAGGAGATAGCGAACAAGATGACAAACTGATAGATTTTGCTAAGGCTTTAAGAGGTGCTTTTGATGACGAATAAATTCACCCCTAAACAAGAGCAAGTACTTAAGCGAGTATTGAATGATGATTTCTTTATTTGTGGCCTGCATGGTGCAAAGCGGTCGGGTAAAACTGTTCTAAATAACATAGTTTTTATGAATGAGATCGCACGAGTGAGAGAGACAGCAGATAGATTAAACATTGATGAACCGATGTACATCTTAGCTGGAACGTCTTCAACATCGATACAAAACAACATCATTCAAGAACTATATAACATGTTTGATATTGAACCGAAATACGATAAGCACGGAGCTTTTACTCTTTGCGGTGTTAAGGTGATTCAAGTTTATACAGGATCAATTTCTGGATTAAAGCGTGCTCGTGGGTTTACTGCATTTGGTGCTTACATAAACGAGGCATCTCTTGCAAACGAACAAGTGTTCAAAGAAATCATCTCACGTTGTTCTGGAGAAGGAGCACGGATTGTTTGGGATAGTAACCCCGACATTCCAACACACTGGCTCAGACGGGATTATATAAACTCTGGTGACGATATGATTATAGACTTTCATTTTAAACTAGATGACAATACATTTATGTCTGAAAGATATCGCGATAATATCAAGAACGCTACTCCAGACGGTGTATTTTACGATAGAGACATCCTAGGTATGTGGGTAACTGGTGAGGGCGTTGTTTATCGTGATTTCAGTGAAGACATGTTTGTGGATAGCGTTCCAGAAAATATCACTAAGATATACGCTGGCGTTGACTGGGGTTATGACCACTATGGTTCTATCGTAGTTATAGGAGAAACTCCAGACGGTGACATTTATCTGTTAGAAGAACATGCGTATCAGTACAAAGAGATAGACTTTTGGGTTGATGTTGCTAAGAATATCAAGGAACGATACGGAGATATTACTTTCTGGGCAGATAGCGCAAGGCCTGAGCACGTTGCTAGATTTCAAAGAGAGAGATTAAGAACATTTAACGCCAATAAATCGGTTTTATCTGGTATTGAAGAAGTCGCTAAGCTGATGAAAGCTGGGCGTTTTTTTGTTGTGTCAAACAAGGTCAGCAAGTTCAAAGATGAAATTTACCAGTACATCTGGAATGAAAAGACAGGCGAACCAGTAAAAGAGAATGATGACGTGCTAGACGCGGTTCGTTATGCGATTTACTCACAACATTCTGGTATAGGAAGTAAAATCAAAATGTTAAAAGGAGGATTTTAAATTTGGCAAAAGTTTTTGTTAACAAACGAAAAGTTATTACAACAACAAGTGATGTGGTAACCGAAGAAGTCGTTACTGAAGCAATTAGGCTTCACATGAGTAAGCTAGTTAAGAATTATGTTGAAAGCGAGGATATGTATCTCTCTCAGCACGAAGTTTTGAAAATGGCAAAAAAAGATAGCTGGAAACCCGACAATAGATTGGTGTTTAATTATGCGAAGTACATTGTCGATACATTCACAGGCTATCAAATCGGTGTGCCAGTTAAGATTAAACATGACGACGAAAACGTAAACGATTTTGTCGCAGATTTTCGTAAAATCAATGACATGGAAGATTCAGAGTTCGAGCTTGCGAAAATGTCTAGCGTGTTTGGACATGCGTTTATCTATGTTTATCAAGACGAGTTCAAGCAAACAAGAGCGACGTATAACAGCCCTATCAATATGTTCATCGTTCATGATAACAGTATTGAAGAGCGTCCATTGTTCGCAGTTAGATATACGTTTAATGAAAACAATCAAACAGGAGTCGGACAGGTTATCACAAATGATGAATTGATTGACGCTACATTCACGACTGGAGGCTCGGTCAGATTTGGCGAGCGTACTCAGCACATCTACAGCTCACTCCCAGTGGTTGAAGTGATTGAGAATGAAGAACGTCAAAGTATTTTCGAGAGCGTTAAAACTCTAATCAACGCATTAAATAAGGCAGGAAGTGAGAAAGCGAATGATGTAGATTATTTCGCGGACGCTTACTTGAAAGTGCTGGGAGTCGAATTACAAGGTGAAGACGCTAGTCAAATTAGAGAAAACAGGATTTTTAATCTTTGGAAGAATGGTGACGGGCCTTTACCTGATGTTGCTTTCCTTGAGAAACCAAGTTCAGATACGACACAAGAAAATCTTATTAGCTTGTTAAAAGAGTCAATCTTTGCAATCTCAATGGTTGCTAACATGTCCGAATCTGAGTTTGGGAACTCATCTGGTACTGCCCTTGCTTTCAAACTGCAAGCGATGGATAACCTTGCTCGAATGAAGGACAGAAAACTTCAATCTGCATTCAACCGCTTGTATCAAATCGTGTTTAGTGTGCCTTTAACGACTGTTTATGAGGACGCATGGATAGGATTGACTTACACGTTTACTAGAAATGTACCAAGAAACATTCTGGAAGAAGCTCAGATTGTCGGGCAGTTATCTGGGCAAGTGTCAGAGGAAACCAAGTTATCTGTTCTATCTATCATTGATGATCCTCAAAAAGAAATCGAAAGAATGGAAAAAGAAGAAGAAGCTATGGGCGACCTTGAAACACGTCTAGAAAAACAAAAAATCTACTCAGACTCAGAATTGAGCGAAAGCAAGAAGGTTATAGCCGATGTTGAATAACGAATACTGGGAAGGTAGATACCGTGCCGAGGAAAAGGCAAGGGAGCTGGCGGATAAGAGGGTAGCCTTCCAATTACAGGGAGTCTACCAACAACACGCCAACAATATTCAAAAAGAAATCGATAGCTTTTGGCAAAAGTACGCTGATAGTGAAGGCATCACAAAGTTAGAAGCTAAACAACGAGCAGATAGGCTTGATATGATTAATGTCGAGTTTAAAGCTAAGCAGTTAGTCGAGCGCGCTAATCGTTTAAGGAAACGTGGTCAGAAAGTAACAAGCAAGGATTTTACAAGAGCGGAAAATGACTTGATGAGATTGTATAACTTGAAGATGAAAACAAGTCGTCTTGAAGTGTTGCAAGCGAATATCAAGCTTCATCAGTATGATTTAGCCTTGAGTGAGTTTGAAATCATTGATAGGCACTTGGTTGAGTCAATCAGACGTGAAAATCTGTTTAGTGCTGGTGTTTTGAATATGACACTCGGAAGTTTTGAATCTTCAAAAATATCTGCTGACTCTATCGTGTATGCCAATTTCGAAGACGCAACGTGGTCGTCTAGGGTTTGGGAAAGACAGAACGAATTGAGAGCGATTGTTAAAAAAGGCGTTGCTGATACCGTTTTGAGAGGTAAAGGCACAAACATTCTGATTAACAACCTCAAAAAAGAGTTTGATGTATCGTATGGATACGCTAGGCGTCTGGCTGTTACGGAGTCCGCAAGGGTATACTCAGAGGCTCAAAAAGCAAACTATGAGACAAACGAGGTTGAATGGTACGAAGTCATGACAGAATTAAAAGCGTGTTCGATTTGCCAACCGTTTAACGGGAGGATTTTTAAAGTATCAGAAATGGTACCAGCATTGAACGCCCCACCATTTCACCCTAATTGTCGGTGCACGACGGTTCCACATTTCTTGATAGATTTAAAGAATGTGTGAAAAAAGTGATTGAAGAAATCAAAAAAATTTAACCGCACGGGATTCTGTGCGGTTTTTAATTTGTCCAAACTTTGACGACGTTAAAAGCTAAGGATAATCAGTCCACTCTGGACTTAAAAAGGAGGGCCTAAAATGGCAGAAGAAATTAAAGAAACTGTAGTTGAACCTGAAATTGAACAAGCTAGCGGTCAAGAAGAAGAAAAAACTACAGAAAAAACATTCACACAGTCACAGCTTGATGAAATCATTCAGAAAGAGAAAGCTAAGGCCAAGCGTTCTGCTGAGAAAGAGTATCAAGCTAAGATGGATGAAGCTGAAAAGTTACGCAAGATGAACGAGGTTCAAAAAGCAGAGTATGAGCAAGAAAAACAAAGAGCATACATTGCTGAACTCGAAGCTAAAATCAATCGAAGCGGGCTTGAGCGAGAAGCCTCAAAAATGCTATCTGAGGGAGGTATTGTAGTGGATGATAAAATCCTAGGCTTAGTTGTCAAAGATACCGCAGAGAGCACGCAGGAGGCTGTAGAAGGCTTTGTTGCGTTAGTAAATGAACTTGCTGATAAAAAGGTCGGCGAGAAGCTAAAAGGTAAGACGCCTAAGAAGATGGAAGACACTTCGGCTGGTGAGATTACCAAAGAACAATTCAACAGAATGGGGTATCAAAGTAGAAATGAATTACTACAAAACAATCCCGAACTATATCATAAATTGAAAGGATAATAGATAAATGACACAAACTAAAATTGAACAATTAGTAAACCCTGAAGTTATGGCTGACATG